ATTTTGCACAAAAAATTCGTTCAGGATTCCTACCACCTGTCTTTCGTAACTTGCGCCTTTGGTTCTGCTGTTAATCATGTCTGGGTAATCATAGTCTCAATAGGGTTCCTTTGTAAAATTTTATAAAAAATTTTTTGCATGAAAATTTTTGGTGATTTTCTGTACCTAACTTAGCTATAGCTATAACGATATGCGACTTCTGGCATTTGGGGGGGTATAGGGTTCCTTTTAATCTAATACAGGTAAAATGGCGAACCCATAGGGTTCCTATGAACCAGATAAAAAACCTTTTGCCTAGCTCTGCACAGGACTGTACACATAAATGCACAGAGATATATACATGAATACACGCATAAGTTATTGATTTGCTTGATTTTTTTTTAAAAAAAGCGATTTTTCCCAGATTTGCCATCTCAGCTGAGGGCGAGGGCGATTGCTAAGTTTTTTTATTATAAATCTTTTGTTGAGTAAGTTTCGATATCAGCACCAAATAGTTTGCTCAATCTATCTCTTATATCATCCTGATTCATGTTCTCAATGTTGGCATTGATGTTGATATTCTGGGATCTATTTACAGACAATCCACCCAGTTGATTCAGTTCTTTTATAGCTGAAACTGATGCATTAAATTGTCCAGCTTCGAATGCATCTTCCGCAATTTTCCACAGCATCGTTCCAGTTTTTGCTGGAGTGATTGCATATTTCTCAGCCAGCTCATCTCGTTTTATCTTTACTGCTTTGGTTACATTTGGGAAGTCTTTACCATTGAGCATCTTGTTAGCTGATACTGCTGGGAATTCATATCCAGCTCTCCTTGCAGCTTCTGTTTGTGAGCAAGCTCCTTCAGTATAATACCAAACAAATCCTGACTGCATCTTAGTCAAACCAAGTTCTTTATCTTCTTCGAATTGATCTGGGACACTCACTAAACTTTTCTTATCTTTCTTCTTAGCCATTACATTCTTCTCTTGATCTCGTAATAAAATGGATCTGGACACTTGAACTCATAGTAGTTTTTCTCCTTGTCCAAACCAACAATTCGTTTGTTGTTTATTCTTTTTACTTTGCTCAATGATATCGTCATGTGGTGTTTACCATTAGGAAATAGTCTCTCACCTTGTAGGAAAATAGTTATGTGATATTCTCTCACAAATAGTTTCCTGTAAATTAGCCTGAAGAATCTCACAATCTGTGCTCTCATAATTTTAATATACTTTATCATTTTCGCTCCCAGATAGTTCCTTTTCGCCAGTCTTGTCTCGCTGATACTTTCTTTTCTTTTGGGTATAACTTAGCAAACTTTCTTGCGCTTTCCATAGGTGAAAGTATTTTATCATTAAACAACGCTCTCTCGATATCATTCATCTCTTTCCATATCCTATAATTTTCCATTCTTGTCTTGTCACTATCATATATAAATTCTTCCATTTCCTCTCCTAATTAACCAACAGTGTATAAGGGTGTAGTGTGTGGCATGTCTCTATATATATATGTTATAACCCATATAAATACCACTTATACTGTTTATACTATATAAATATATTATAATAAAAGAATATACCTAACACTACCTATAGCATAAAAGCCTTATAAATCAATAAGATGACCACAGTGTACTATACAGTGCACCTTACCTCTTTTTTAGCATGACACACTCATAAATCCTTCTTAATCAGCTTCATGCCATAATTATTTATACCTTTTTGCACATTCACATCATCTCTTTTAATAAACTTATTCTTCTTAAATGAGTGATAGTTGACATGGTGATGCCAGCGATTAAATCGCCACACTACCTTCGCCACATCTGGATGCAGATCTTCGATCATCTTAGATTTAGGCAAAGTGCCTTCTTTTTCGTAAAATTCCTTCGTGTTTCCACCCTTGATAGCCTGTGTTGTTTGTTTTTCTTGTAAAAACGCATTGAATTGCACTGTACAGTGTCCATCTTTCAGAATTCGCAATGATAAGTCTGTATCTTCATTGTATCGCCCTCGCCACCTGTATGGCATATCATTCTTGATCAACAGGACAGAATATATCCTTGTATTTCTAACGAAAGGTGGCATCAATGTCTTTGCTAACGCAAAAAAATCATAGTTCATGCCAGCCAGATGCACATTAGTATATCTATCTACAAAATCTTCTGATGCACGAAAGATTGCACCATTAGTTACCTTGCACATTAAGTTCTTATTCAACCTCTGGAATGAATTGATGTTGTCATCCATCACCCAATGTCTTTTTGCACCTATATCAATCGCATGTTGCCATGCAAAATTCCTAGCAGAACCGGGTCCCTTAGACTTACTATCACCCAGATCATCACAGGTATCATATTCATCTAAATACTGCTGAGGTAGCACCAAAATTTTACATTTATCTATGACTTCAGCGTATTTTTCATACTCATGTTTCTCAACGATTATCCAATAATCTACACCCAAACTCTCAAGAGTTTTGCTGGTATATCTGCTCTCCCATCGACCTTTGGAGACAATATATATTGGATATTTAGGTGTCGTTTTCATCGACATAGTGATACAGAGATCCTCTCCTTGGTGGAGCGTATGGAAACCAAATGGTTTTCTGTTTTGGTGTTATATGTTGCTCCATAAGCTCTTTAAATTTATCAAAATCCTTCTGGTCCTTAAATCTAACATTGATTTGATGCCATGGTGTTAGATCATCCTGATGAAACTCAGGCATACCTTCCCACTCATCTTCGATGCCAAAATCTAAGTCTTGTTGCTTCCTTCTTTCCTTTAAATTAGGTAAGTTTGAACTTTTATTTGCGCTCATATCATCTCCTAACTAATTTCATTCCATATTCATCGTAATCTTCATAAACCACATCATCTTTAGGTATTAATTTGTTGTTTTTATAAGGTGAATAATCAACATGGTGATGCCATCTATTCCATTTCCAAACCACTCTGGCTACATCTGGGTGCATGTCAGCCAACATCTGACTTTTGTTCTTTGTACCATCTTCATCATAGAACTCAGCACTGTTACCACCTCTCATAGTCTGTGTTGCCCTTTTACCAGTCAAAAACTGATTAAATTGAACTGTACACCAACCATCCTTCATCATTCTTAGGCTTAGATCTGTATCTTCGTTGTATCTACCTCTCCATCGATATGGCATGTCATTTCTTATCAAAAGACAGCTGTATATTCTGGTATTCAACTTAATTGGTGGTCTAGCATCACTCGCTGGGCAAAATATTGCGTAATTTAATCCAGCTTGCGCTATGTTTTCGTATCTCAATACAAAATCTTCGCATACATACAATGGTGTGCCATCTGTGCATTTGACCTTCATGTTGTCATTTAATCTTTCGAATGACTCCAGATTATCATCCATCACCCAGTGCCATTCATGCCCATTTTCAATGGAATGATCCCATACAAAGTTTCTGGCAGCCCCCGGTCCTTTTCTGGGATCATCGTCATACCAAAATGTATCGTAATCATCTAAATACTTTTGTGGCAGTATAAGTATCTGATCCTCATCTACGATGTTCAGATATTTATCTTTCTCGTTTTCCTCAACCACCATGTAAAAAGGCACACCCATTTCTTTTAGTGCTCTGGATGTTGGATTGCGCTCCCATCTACCTTTGCTCACTATATATACAGGGAATCTGGGGTTCTTTGGATTATCTGATGCATAGTAATAATTACTGGCTTTCTCATTCAATGGGAACCATGTAGTCTTGGCTTCTTTCTTCTGCATGCCATCAAATACTTTTTTACCATCGTATATGTGTTCTTTTATTAATGCATGAAAGGTATCGTAATCATCTTGGCATCTAAATCTAAATGTAGCTGTAATCTCAGGATCAGGTCGCTTAATGTTTTTGTATTCAGGCATGCCAGAATAATCGTAGTTGTGCTCACAATCTAAGTTGAGTTGTTTCTGCTTAATCTCCATATGAGTTACCAAAACTTAGTGTGTCATCCTGTGCTTTTGTATAACTAAGATCATATACCTTCTTGCCATTCGACCTTCGTGGCTCTACTCCTCTCTCATGCAATATTCTATTTGCATCTTTGAAGTCTGGCATCCTTGGGTTACTAATACCTAAATCTCTCAAGAACTTAGTCATTTGTACTGGGGAAGTAATCTTCGCATCAAAGTTGACATGTTCTAAAACTAAATCCTCTACTGTGGACTGGGTTCTATACCCTTCGTTGCTCTCCTGTAATAGCTCTCGCTCATCAGGAGCTAAGAACCAATTCTTCTGTCCAGCAACATACAGTGTCTCTTTT